GTCGTCCTTGCTTATGGGGTGATGGTTTATTGGCACTTGTGTTGAGCCACCCTGATTGTGAAGGGGTAAATGAAACACCGATTACGGACAAAAATGGCTCCGTAACAGGCTACAAATGCGTGGTTAAACGCAAAGGTTTCGAACCAAGAGAACAGACATTTACCATACAAGATGCCAGTTCCGCAGGGCTTTTGAAAAAAGCAGGGCCATGGACTAACTACCCTAAGCGTATGTTGCAGATGCGAGCACGTGCGTTTGCTTTGCGTGATGTGTTTGGGGATGCGCTTCGAGGGTTTAAAGTTGCAGAAGAGCAACAAGATGCTGAAATTATTGACGGCAGCTATACGTTCACGCAAGACAGTAAGCCCACGCAAACCAATAAGCTTAAACAAATTCTAGGGATAGGAGATAACAACAATGAAGTTGATACACGTAGTGATACTGATGGCGCTAGTGTTCATAAACCTAGCAGTACTGGACATAGTAGTTCAGAAGATGTTGTCGAAGATGGAGAACATGGAATCCCCGACGCTGACGGTTGTTTGCCAGTTTCCAGAACCCAGCGAAAACGGATAGCAGAATTGTTTACACAAAAAGAGTTCAGTGAAGAGCGCATCAATAAGGCACTTAATTATTATGAAGTGACCGCAGTTGATGAACTTTCTTACGAACAGGCAGAGAAATTTATAACGCAAATGGAGCGCGCGCAATGATGAACACAGCGATACTTATGGGACGAGTAGGCAAAAAAGACACTAAAGTACTAAAGAATGGCGGTGAACTCACTGTCCTTTCTTTGGCTACTAACAAAAAATGGAAAGACGCATCAGGTACCGCGCAAGAACAGACGACCTGGCACAATATCAGCTGCTTTAGTAAGCTTGCAGAGATTGCCAGCAAGTATGTTCATGTAGGCGATTTAGTGCTGATTCAAGGCGAGATACAAAACAAGAAAGTTGAAAGCGGTGAGCGCGCAGGTCAGTACATGTACTCAATCCATGCTAATGACATTAAATTGATTCCAAAGGGATCGGCTAATGCTTCTACTCCAAAACAAGAAGCACCTAAGCCAAAACCACAGGCTCAATCCTCTTTTATGGACGATGACATCCCTAATTGGTAAGCATAATCTCAATTGTCACCAGAACGCGCCCATTTAAGGGCGTTTTCCGCTCGATAGAGAGCTTATCTATTTGACCGTCATCTTGATATACCCCTGCGTGCTGTAGGGCGTCTAGGAGGCTCTTTAGCACGTTATCAAGGTCACGTTTGCGTTTATCTGGTGGATAGGCATCGATGCTGATAGTGAGCCGGCAATCCTTATTGAATGTTCCACGATGTTTTAGTCCGTGAAACATAACAAGCTGCCGGTACTCTTTCCCTTCATTGCTGATGTAATGCCCGTTTTTGGTATGCCTCCAATAATGATTCACACTCGGAGGCCACGGCAAATCAAGTATTATCATTTTCCGCGATAGGCTGCGCGCTTCAGCCATCCATTTTCAAATACTTTTAGTGTTGGATGCTGCCCAATAATCAGTTCATAAAATGCTTTTTGCTCTTCGCATAAATCATCCAATAAATCCTCTTCTCGATTGTGAAGACTGATTTCATTAACAGCACCTATCGTTTTACCACCCATAATCCCGTCAACTGTGAGTTTATGCCCCGTATTATTGCAAGCACGTTGTAGCAATAAGGCGCCTTGGCGTTGTCCGACATTAACGCACATATCCATGATTTTTGTGGCTACAGCCAATGAATTAATTGCGTTGTAATGGTATGTATCCCACCAAACTGCTTTGTAGTATATTTTCGCATGGTCAAGCGTCAAGCTTTTGACGTCTTGAGGTAATCCGAGTTTTTTGTAATTTTTCGTAAGTTCAGATTGGGTAATACCGTATTTCGTTTGACCACCTGGGTCATTTTTATCATTCGAATAGCCGCCTTCATGGCCGATTAAAGCATTAAAAGCAAACGTGAATTTTCCATCCGGTGTAAAAATATCATTCATTTCAAATCCTTTTCTTTATGTATTATTTACCTGGCAGCTATGCCTAAAGAATTTCCTAAAAAGTTTTGCAAAAATAATGGGTCATTTGGAGTATTGCTATATCCATATTCATTCTTTAAAATCCTACTAACAGCTATATCAAATGGTTTGCTCATAAATAACATCACAGGTAATTTGATGAAAAACACAGATAAATCACTAAATGAAGAAGATAATTTTGACATCCAAAAATGGATGGATAGACAAAATTATCTCAAAAAGCACTTAGACCTTTTATTCAATAAGCTACCTTATTCGCCTTGCGGTAATGCCACCAAAAGCCTGCGGAGTTCCGGCGCTAAAAGTAGCTGTTGATACTAAATAAACAGTCGTGGTTCCTGACAAAGAAACCCTTCCATAAGGATATGCGCTAAAATTTGAAATAGTAACTGATGCTGTAGTATTTGATGCAGCTGTTGAGCTAATTGCTGTTTGAGTTACAGAAGTGAGAGAGAGGGCACTTGTAACCAAAGTAGTGGTACTACCATTATTTGAAAATAACAAATAACCATGTACATCCCAATCTCCAGCAGTTAAGCTTAAAGATTGTATATTTGTTGCAGTTGTTGTGGAGGTATAATTTATAGCTCCACTAAGAGTGGAGTCTTGAAATTCTCCAACTGAACCTGCCGCTGCATTATTGTTGGTTGCCGTTCCTATAATTCCGCTAGTAGACGAAAAGGAAATACTAGTAGCGCTAGCAGAACCAAGTGTTGGTGTTACAAAAGTAGGTGATGTCGTGCCAGAAAAATTTCCTGTTCCACTAGCCCCTGATAGACCAACACCTACTGCATTAATTGTTGCCATTTTTCGTATCTCCTTTACGCTATAGTAAATCCAGTTGTGATTGCTGATTGCACAACCCAGGTTGTATTTGCAACCGAGCAAACCACTTGAATAGAATCAAATTGTTGTGCGCTTGTTAAAGATCCGCCTGCAGAAGTGGTAGACGCTGCCATCTTTATTGTTTGTGAGCCACCTGCTGCTAAAACCCAGCCAGAGCCACCTTGCCCAGCAATTGCTACTACAGAACCCAATGGTGCTATAGCAGGAAGGGTTACAGTCGTTTGAGCAGCATTTCCTATGGTATAACCATTATTGACAACTGCTAGTTGAGTCGTCCCTGCAATAGTGTTCCATAAAAGACCGCCGGATGGTGTGTTTATTAGATTTGTCCACACTGCGGTCGATGAAGTTCCTGTTGTTGTACAGATATACAAAACCGAGTTTGCAGTGTCCCAACAAAACTGATAGGTTTGCCCGGCTAGAACACCATTTGGGTTTCCTGAGTTAAATAAAACCACATTGGACTGAACCACTTCATAAACTTGTTGTAATGTCTCTTGAACAGACAAACCTAAATTCGATGGGCTGACATATCCTTGAACCGCACAAATGATGTCGGTTAATTGAGCGCTTGACACCGTTGGTAACGATGTAAACATTTCCTCGACGGCCATGGGATCTCCTTATACGATAGTTAGTCCGGTAGATTGTTGAGCTACCACGA